TATCCGCCTCGATTGCGGCCTTCACCGAGGTAGATCCTGTAGATGCTAGATATCCGTCGAGCTTGGCCTGTCCAGCTGACTCACTCATACGACCTACGATGAGTAGTATAGTGCAGGTCGCCTGGTCGTATCCGCGGTTAAACGTATAATCAAAATTTAGATCTAATTGTCCGACGATTGCTCCAGGTACATTTACAGAATCAGGAATCGAATCATAGGTCTTTAGGCCTGAAATAGTCGCTAATCTGTTTTTTAGATTTGTGCGCACAGTCGAGGGAACCATTAAGCCGCTACCTCTTTACGATAAGCGCGTACCATCGCGGTTACGTCGCGTCCGAGTGGACTCATTCGTACAGCTCCAAGATCTCCTAATCCAAGAATTCCACCTGGAGAATCTTTACGCTTGTAAAGATCTGCCGTAAGAATCTGACAAGCGGTTTCGATATCGTCAGGAACGCTCGGCCATCCCCATTTCGCAGTGACTTGAACGCCTGGACGTAGGCCATTAGAAAACATCCCAGGAAATACAGGCCAGGTATAAGTCGTATTTACCATAGTTAAATTTGTGTAAGGCCGACCTAGTGCAGGTGCGGTTAATGGATCCAAAAGATAATCGGTGTTAAGTGTAAGAGTAGTTTCAAAAGTTCCATCGCCATCCTCATCCAGCGCTACCACTAAATTCGTCGTAGATCCAATATCATCGACAAAACACAAAACCTCGTTATAGGCGCGATATTGACGAGCCGATGCATTAGCATCAAGATAAAAACGACGGTTAGCAATTTTATCGATACTGCGTGAGGCTGACTCAATTAATGACTCTAAGAGCGTATCGTCGCTATTATCAGAAATCGATAAAAACGTTTTCATCGCGGTAAGAGTCGTATATCCGTTAGTTATAGCCATCCAGGATCTCCATCATAAATAGGGACAGGTATTTTCGATAATGGGACGGCGCTTAGTGTAATAGCTCCTGAATTACGCATAAGTATCGCCCCTAAAGATCCTGGATAGTTATAACCACTCGGCCGCCTGGTCAAGTGTGACGGCCGAGAGGTCATTCGGTACTAGAAGCTAGGTGCAGCTAGGCCAGTGCCGTTAATTTGCGCGAACGCTTTTGGATAGCGTAGCGAGGTATATGCGAACATTCCGAACATAACGATATTTAGTGCGACTTTACCGTTTGGTTCTTCGAATGTGACATATGTAGGCGAATTCGCTTCTTCGAACAAGTGTGACTCGTTGAGATCGACGATATGAATCGAATCCTGGTTGGTTCCAGCTCCAAGATTAGTAGCGAGGTTCGCGTCTGTGATGATCGGCAGACCGAGAATGGAGTAACCACTATTCGTTCCGTATGACGGATATCCTGAACCAGTACCCATCGCATTTGTCGGATTGTACGCAGTTGGTACGACCAATGGACGGTTATTACCGTCAAGGCCTGAGAGGAACCATCCGAGACGGCGTGGATGCATAAGAATCGCGTTTGGCGATGCGTACACGTTGCTCTGAATCTGTTGAATTGCATCTGCGATCTTTGGATAAACGCCTGCGACTGTTCCAGTCGTTGCGGTGTAAGTAACCAAAATACCAGTAGTCATATTTTGGATACCGAGAGGCTGACCGTTTGAGCCAGTTCCGTTAATGATGAGATCATCGAGCTTAGTGTTATAAGCACGAATGAGATCGCTCAAAACGATGCTCTCGATATTGTAACCGCGGAGGAGAGCCTGCTTTGAAACCGAGTTTTGACCTGCAACCGTATTAACGTTAATGGTCAAGCTGGAATCTGCTGGATCCTGTGAGACTGCGGCGGTGTTTTGTGAAGTTTGAGCTGCGACTGAGGTTCCAGTGCCGATCAAGGATAAGACCACGCTCATACCTTGTGGTGGGAGTGTGTGCTTACGAGATGCATCTGCGAATGGACGACCAGCGCGAGCCAATGGTGCATAAAGATCTACGAGGTACTGTGGTACGACGAGACCTGAGAAGCTCGAGGTGCTGGCTGCACGATATTCCACGCGCATTTCTTCTTGATGGCGACGAATACGATCGCTTGCTTCTACGTCTGTATTGAAATGTGCCTTTACTGCATCCGAGAGGAATGAGTTTTCGCTGCGCTCGTGATAAGTGACAGGCTCAGAGATAACCTTGATAGCCTCGCGCTTTTCTGTCGCTGGCTTTGTGCTATCTACTTTAGCTGCCAATTCAGCGGCTTTAGCATTACGCAATTCGATATCAGAAATCTGTTCGATGCGTTCATCGAGCTTTTTAATTTCAACATTAAGAGCTTCGATATTAGCGAGTTCTACCTCGCTTACGTCGCGAGTTTCCTCAGCGGCGCGATCGACGATCGCCTGGATCATCGAAGTTTTGCTCTCGCGCTTTTCGCGTAGGGACGATAAAAATGTGTTTGCCACGTTTTACTCTCCTTAAGAATAAAAGTTAATTATTTTTAAGAGGTGTCGATTTCTTTCGTGGCGAGGTGTCGCTCGTGGCGAGGTGTCGCATCCTAAAAATCGAGGTGTCTTTCTATCGGATTATCTTACTTTATTTTCTGTAAAAGTTTTAATATACCGAGAGCGCGATTCGTGCGATCTTGGTTTTGAGCCGCTATCTTGTCAGCCCACGATTTACCTGCATCGCCTCCCCATAAGGCCCAGGCAATACGACCATTACTAGGATAACCAGGTTCGCCAGGTCTAAATCCTTCGGCCTCTTTATCGACTCGATGACGTGCGAAAAATGATCGCATTCTCAAAACCGTATCTAAGGGTAAGGATTTACCATTAGCGATATCTCTTGCTCTAGCTATTCCTACAGCTGTACCACCGCGACCGAATTCACGTCTCCAGGCTAGACCTCTTTCGGCTTCGGATTTCATAGCTGCCGTAGGTGTAAAACCCTCTGCCCTAACTTCACGATTTCCGTATTCGGAGATATTAATCGCTGTTAATTGATCCTCGGCTTGAGCCTTTGTTTTATGACAGCCCATTACCTCATTCGTTGAATCTTTTACGACTGCGAAACCGCTACAGTCAGGATGGTTACTTTTTATGCTGTATGGCATTGAGGATTTCTTTAGCCGCATCGAGTCGAGGAGTTTCGACTGTCTCTTGAGACCTCACACCTGTTACAGCTGCCATATCACCATAAGCGCCAAAAGTAACAAGTGAGACCTCGGCAAGATGAGCTTTCAGGCGTTCGATAACACCGTCGGATCTCTTACGATTTTTAATTGGCATAAATCCGATAGATAACTGATCTAGCGCTCCATCCTTAACAAGCTCTAAAGCGTCATCGCCTTCTCTTGTTTTAGAGATCTTAAATTCAGCGTATAACCCCTGGTCTGTCTCGCGTAACAATGTGGCGCGACCGATAGGATTTTTAGAATCGTGATTACGCAATAATTTTACGCGGTGTGCAGCTTTAATAACGTCTGCGAAAGCGCCTTTACGGAATACCTCCGTCGTATCGGAGCTAACGCGCTGCTCTTTATCGTATGGTACGGCGATACCCATAATGGTACGACCTTCGGCATCTTGGCGAATCTCTAGGTCGATGTTATAGCTACGGATCTCATTATCAGAGTTCACTACTATCCACTCCTTCATCTTCCTCACTTAGATCCGAACCTGGTTCTTCCATATCGATAGGATCTTGATCGATAGGGTTAATAGGATCTCTATTTTCCATTTCTCGTACCTCATTTACCGTTAAGAATCCACTCTGAATTCCGAGAGCGTGTGCCTGATAACGTGAAAGCGTGTCAGTTCGCAATAATGTGTCGTAATTGAATTTCGCCTCTTGGCCGCGTACTAATAGATCCGAAAGAGCCTGTTCAATACGTTCAGCTATTGGTTGAATAGACCAGCGTACAAGCTGGAGATTTTCTTGTTCAACATTCGCATAAGTACGAGAGCTATTAGGTGCTCCTAGATAATAAGCTGGTAGGCCAAGAATGTTCGCAGCTTCGGTTAGCCCTGCGATCTGCGCTTCGATTAATTGCGACTCTTGAGCGTTCGACGAAAGTATTTCGAAATCAGTCGTCGCATTTAAAACCGCTGGCTGGCGATTACGACCGCTATACATAGATAACCATGCAGCCTTGAGAGCATCGGCTTCCTCTTGAGTAAGATCAGGATTACCGCTTTTAATTACAGCTGTGGGATTGACGCCACCATCAAAATATCGAGCCGCGTACTCATTGATAGCAATTTCTTTACCGATAGCTTGTTTTTGTGTCTGCACGATACCGCGACCGAATACCTCGCCTGGTAATGTGAAATTTTTAATGTGCAGGATTTCATCTGTGGGATAAACCCTGTCATCGATGCGATAAATGAGTTCGCCATCTTGACGTCCAATATGTACGCGATCTATTGCTACAGGATAAAAGAAATCAGGATAACCATTATCGTTCGCTGGCCCTAATACCGCGATGTAATTACCATCGAGAATAAGAGAAGCGGCCATCGCGCTAATAGTTTCCATTCGCGTCTCTTGTGGATTAGGACGTTTAAGAATCGGCGGCGTTGGATCTACGCGCTCACCATTACGATAACTATGTAATCCAAGTGCTCCGATAGCATCTGCTAAAAGTGTGACACCGCGATAAATTGCAGGTACGCCGAGAGCTGTATTCGTATCGACGTAAGTTCCAGCCCAATTAGCTTGAAATGCTCGACCTACGCGACCTAAAGAATCGACATAACCTGACGACGTATAGACGACGGAAGGTTGGATCTGCCGTTTTAGGAGACGTCCGAGCATTATTTATTCCTTCTTTCCATCGCGATACCGAAAAGGATGAGAAAAGACCCTCCTAATACTATCGCAGACTGGGGATAAATCAGATACGCTCCATACGTCAAGACGGCTGTACCGATTAATTGAATGAGAAGTGGTATTACGGCTACAAATGTTTTCATTAGAAAATCTTGCTCCTTGCCACTGGCAGTTCGACAGGTTCGTTTATTACACCGTAGCGAGCCAGTGTCGCCGCTACCAATGGGGTTATGTTATTCGTACTCTTACGAGACCAGGCCCACGAGTCACCTAAAGCTCGTTTAGTAGATCCGATGATGGCGTCTCGTAAATTAGGGTCGTCTAAGTGGCATATCGTTTTAGCCTGAACTGCATCGTAAAAGGATCCACACGCTCTAGCGTAATCGCGTAGGCCGATTGAGATGATTTTGATGCCTGCATTTTCTAATTCACCGATCATCGATGACGCTGGAGATCCATTATCGATAACTACTGGCGCATCCCATTTTTTAGCGATTTCAATAAGTCGCGGTAATACCCAGTTAGCTCCATCTCGCGCCTCGATGATTTCTACAGGCGTTTTATCGCGAATTGTGGAGGATGCGGCGATCGAGGATTTATCTCGCTCTCGTGAGATATCTACACCTAAAACGATTTTATTACCTACGGTTATATCTGTTCGAGCCAAGCTATCCCATAGATCTACGTCGATCACAGCTACCGCCTCAAGAGCTGGCCATACATTAAGCCATTCTTTCGTAAAGATCTCAGGACTATTAGTTGTCGCAGCTTCTCGGACAGCTTCAATAAGTACGCCATTACTTTCACCGAGAGAAGGTATCGCCTGACGCCATATGGACTCATCCATATAATCGAATTTCTCCTCAGTCGGCGCCCATTCGAACCAGGCTAGTCTCGTAGATTTATCGGCGATATTGGCGTGAGCTACAGATCGATAATGCTGGAGTAGCTCGCTCTTTCCTGGAATTCCAGCATTAGACAGGATCCATAACTGTCCATCTTTACGAGTAGCTAATGTCGGCTGTAATGAAGCTATGAGTGAAAGAGGATGCATCAAGGCTTCATCGATAACCATAAGATTAAGACTCATACCTCGAGCGCCTTTATCGTTAGGTGTGACGATGCCGTAACTCGATCCATTTTTCATATAGATCCGTTCGCTTCCGTTTATGTATGAAATACGATGGATCTGTTTAGCTATAGCTGGACACCGTTCAAAACTATTGACGTGCTCTTGCCACTTGAGTTTCGCCATATTGCGATCCTGAGCTGTATAGGCGACGTGATGACGTGGCTTTAGTAATTCGAAAGCTATTCGCGTTTCAACGAGTTTGGATTTTCCTGACTGGCGACCTACACCGACTCCTACGGTTCGATACCAGTAATGCCCATCGACCTTTTCTAAAGCTGTATCGGCTACCTGGCGCTGCCACTGATACAAGCTGAAACCCATTAGATTAGCGACCTTCTCCAGCTTATCGCCATCGGTCGGTAAATCAGGATCTCTTAAGGTCGCCCACCTGGGAGCGCATACATTTAGGACGTCCATAGATCATCGACCGAATCGGTAGGCGCGATCTTGAACCATATCTCGCGTAGCTCTTTAGAGATGCTAGGGATGCTATGAAGGTTTTGATTACTTTCCTCGATCTTATCCCAGGCAGTCGATAGACCTAGTAGCATCGTTATCGTGACCGCATCTATGTCAGTGCGACCGCGTAGCATCCGCTTCATAGCTCTCGTATGCCTACCTCCGCGTCGCCGCCTACCACTTACGGCTAGGTCGGACGGCTTTTCTTTTTTTGTTGCCAAAAGATGCCCCTCTCGAGTAGTTACATTTCGCGCAGCTCGGTCTCAGATTTCCGCGCCATTCACTCAGATCCTCAACGCTGGCCAGTGGCGGATCGTGATCGATGGTCGTCGCAGGTCTCCAATGACACCAGTAGCAAGTCGGATTTTGACTAAGAATAGATTTACGCAATTTCCGATAAATCGATCCATATTTCAAATTATGCGAATGTTTCATAACAAATCTTTATTTTTTATTTTATTTTTGTTAGCCAAGTTATCCACAGGGGGGAGAGAGAAACGAACACCGCGGCGTATCGTTCGTGCTTCGCCTGGGAAAAAACGGCCCACATTATTTAATCAACTCGCGTAGTTAAAACATAGAGATCGTGCGTACCTGCGGCTCCTATTACGTTTAGTTCACATCCAGCTGGTACGGTGATGACTAACTTATCACCGTTATCTAACAGGAAACCGTTACTCGTCGTTACTCCAGTGTTACCTATATACGATGCACCTTTACTATGTAAATGAACGTATTGCGTCACATTATCGATTGATGCGATCACTTGCGCGGTTGTCGTCACCGTAACCTTGCTACTTAGGACTGCCATTACTTATCTCCATCTCTTGTTCTGCGCTGTGATGCCTAGTCTTAACATACTTGGCATAATCTTTATGGTGCTCTTGGGTTAGCCAATAGCTTCTCTTATGTGGCAGCTGTACGCCAGTATGCGCGAACATCTTGTATCCAAGAGCCTTAACACGAATAGACCAAAAGATATCCTCACCTACCCAGGATCCATTAATGGGCATATCGCGATAGAAACCCCACATCGCTCCCTCGTTTTGTTGGTCAGCCGCTTCTCTCTGTTTCTCAAATACGGATCTATGTACGAGTATGCATCCAGTACCAGCCGCATCGATCTCGATGATCTCATCCTCAGGATAATCGTGGACTGCATATAGCCCACCTTCAGTTCCTACTTTGAAAATACAAGGGACAGGCTCAGGATAAACATTATTAGTCTCCCACGCTGCGTGGACGATTCCACTCACGATAGGTCGCTCATCTTTATCAGCTGCCGCGATTAATTTCTTAAACGCATCCACTTTAATAATCTGATCTGTATCTATCTGCAATAGCCAGTCATCGGTCGTCTTTTCTAAGAATGTAGCTACAACCTGGTTACGCAGACGACTAATTACACCTGATCCTTCCAGGCTAATCAGCTGCCCTAATTGCGACTGGCTCCTAGCGATATCGATGATCGAGGTAGCGAATAACGACGTCCATACTCCAGGCGAGCAGACGCCTATCGATATCTTTTCTCGTAGATCCATAACTGTCCCTTTCTGTTACTTAATGGCACAAAATGTACCCTATTAGTACCAATTATTGCGCTTATGGAACGCTAAAGCGCTACAGAAATCACCGTAACGATGGCGAACATAATTGATACCCCAATGGATCTGTAGCCTCGGTGATTTTCTAAATGCATCGATCTCGGCTTTTGTCTTACCCTTCATATGTCTTTGTGGGATTCCGTAATCGTGTGTACGCGATTTCGCCTGTGGTCTCCAATTACTCTCTTTACGCCATAGTTCCTTCATACATTGAATCTCGTATGTATGGACGTGTTTCGCTGCGTATTCCTGGTATTCAGCTGGAGAATTCATCATCATTATTAGACTTATCATTAATAGCTTCATATTCGCCTCTCGGTATGAGATAGAGGATCGCTTTCGCTAGATATTGACGGTTTTCGTCGAATGAGGCTATGCCAGTATTGCAGTCGTGGCAGAGTAGGCCTCGGATCTCTTGTGTTCTATGGTTGTGGTCTATTCCTAGACGACTTGTATCGTTATGTATGGCGCATATAGCGCATCGATAGTTTTGATTTTGTAGGAGCTGTTCATAATCAGATTTTACCCTACGCAGTACCCATCTCGCCAAATTTCGGCAATTCTGACATTGATGGCGTCGTTTATTACGCGCCTTATTTACCCATCCAAATTTTTCTAAAGGTAGGATTTTGTCGCACGAGCGACAATGCTCCCATCCCTCAGGCGTCGGTTTCCTCGTCCGTCTCGTCATCATTCGCATCGGCATCAAGGCCTAACGCATATTGCCTATCTTTGGGATCCATCGAATTAAATAATACGAGGACGGCTGAAACGGATCTACTTAACATTGATTCGATTGCGTCAAATGACATTGATTCATCTGTATTTATATCTGTAGAAACTTCACCGATAGAGATCGATATATTTAGAGTCATACGGATCCCTTCACTGGTTTCCTTGTGTAGGTTCTATTGTAATTCTTTTTTTATTTATTTTTATAGATATACCCTGAGACTAGAGCAAGAGGAGAAATGCCCCCCTACCCCCCATAAATTAAAAATCTTTTATGGTAGGTATGGAAGGATCTCTATAGCTCTGTCTAGGTATTTTTATACCCTTCGACCGTCGCTTTCGGAGTTCCTGCCCCCAGTCTCATCGACCAGGGCGGAATATAGACCCTGGCTCTGTCACCTTGTCAAAAAAGGCGAAAGGGACTGACACCGCACATAGTAGCCAGTCCCTCGCCATTGGCCGTACCCTCAGTAGGCCAAGCCTTAAACGGCCTTTATAGCCGTCCTAATTGGTTTATCTATATCTACCTATCCCTGCCTGCTCCAATAGGCTAAAAACGGCTTTAGAGCCTGATTCTGTGGCATATATTGGTAGAGCCTGTCGCGTGGGATAAACCAGGTATTTTCATTGGGTAACTTGAACTCAGGGATGCGCCCCATTTTGACAGGTAGAAAACCTGCCAGGAATAGACGATCGATGGATGATCCTTGCACCAGGAAGGCGAGATCTCCATCCCTGTCATAAGTGCGCAGGATGAGGTTCTCACTCCTCGACCAGCGCACCTCAACATTTTCGCCCACGTCAGCGAATTCCTTAAATGTGTTAAGACCATTCCACGGTAAATCTAATAAACGAGCTACAGCTATTTCGGCGCTGTATGCCATCGTCATTTCCCACTTACGTTCGTGATCTGATTTCCAGGGAACGGCTCGTGTATGTGGTCTATCTGTTTTATTTTGATCTATCGACCAGCGGATAAATTCATCGGCGGCGTCTCGAGCTAGATCTTGATCTTGGGTGGACAGCTTTAGCGGCCTCATCCTTCTCTCTCTTTAGGTATCTATGAACGTCATTAATTGTCTGAATGGACACATCCAGGGCGAAAAACCACAGACAACACTCGCAATATCGCCACGGTTTATCGCCTCGGATGCGGATCTGTAGGTCATCGAACGTTAGCTCTTTTTCCAGGGCTTACCGTCCATTGATAAAGGCGTACAGGCCTCGCTATATGGCTTACGCTGGCAGAAAAGACCCTCGTATGGCTTACCTGTATTACTTGTACCGCTGCGGTAAATACGGCAGTCAAAAGAGCCGAATTTACAGTGCGCTTCTCCTCCAGGTGGTATCACTACTGGAGCAGGATCATTAGGTCGCTGCTCTTGTAAGAATTCTGCTAGAGCTGGACTCTCGGTTTCGACAGGTTTTAACGGTGGTACAGCTCGCAAGGTTGGCGCGACAGGTGCTACCTCGCTCGCTGTACCAGGATTGCTATCGGCGCCCCATAAATCAAGAGCTACTCCAAAACGCATAGCAGCGTTTTTAATAGCATCACTGATAGCAGTCTTTACCGCGTCGGCTCCTTTTTGATGCGGCTCGGAGGCTCCATAACCGATTCGCGTTACGCCGCAGATTGTCAGCTTGATCCATAGACCGTTATGGTCGTCGAGTATCGGCATCCCAGTTTCACCGATCGCCATCGGTTGCCAATACCACGTCGGATCTACTGATATCAGGCGGTCGGTGACTACCGCGTGATTAATAAAGTTATACGACCGAGCGCCTACGACCTTTTTCTCGACTAGATCATCCTTAAATGAAGCGCGTAGAGCTTTAGCTTGTTTCTCGTCCATTACTCGATCTCTTTTCGTCTCTGTGATTCAACATAATTATTGAGCCAGGGAAGCGACGTTAAACGATGCTCACGCATCGCATCGAGGACAACCTCACGTCCATCGGCAGCGAACCGAGTCGAGACGTATGCTGGCTTTTGTTCAAGTCCGACGAAAGATAAGACCTCACCTGTCAAGGTGCTAAAGATCTGATTCTCGTGCGTGATAGCAAGAGTTTCAATAAATTTCTTTCGAAATGAGTCGCGTACTTTTGTCTCAGTCTCAGTCGAAAAATTCTCTAATACCCAGGTGAGAAGCGCCTTCTCATCGGTTATCACAAAAGCCATATCTCGCGATACAAGAGTTATTTTGGCTACCTCTTGATTATCGACGACGGCTTTCGTCATATCAGCGCCGACATTAGTTAGCTCATCTTTCGCTAATTCGCGTAGGTGATTAGTAGCCTCGGTTACTGCGTCTTTTATGACCGTAAGAGCTGCTAATTCAGCTGCGATTTCTTTCAGATTCATCGGATCCACCGATACCAATATGTCGCTAGACACTTGAGACAGATATCGAATTTATTGCATTTCTCGTAAAAGTAATGCGTAACGCCAAAGCGCTTAATCTGCGGCATCTTTTCTACACCGCAACAGCTTTCATTTTCGTAAAGAATATGGATACGATCACTTACACCGATCCGAGCTAGTTTCATAGCATCGTCAGGCATATTCGCCGCTAGATATGAATAATTTTCGCGAGCCTCAGCCACAAGGCTAGACGGCGTGACAGTAGCGCTTTTCATTTCGCACCTACTAGATCTCCAATGGGCTTGATATCGCTATCGTTATCGACTGCGTATATCGCTCCGCTTGGATGCCGTGATGGAGCAGCTACGACGTAGCCGTTCCACTTGATATCGATACCTTCCCTAAATTTACCTGGAAAGGTCATCGATTGATCTGCCGAGTAGTAATAATGGAAGCCATTACCAGTACGGATTCGACGAGTCTCAGGTAGGCCGTCGATAGTTCCACCATTACGCAGATCCACATCGAGCACTACAAGATTAGATGCGCGGCAGGCAATTCCGATATTGATTTCAGGTTCAAGATGAAACCATTTCTCGATCATTTCGTAGTTATCCGTAGCGCTATAAAGGCCTCGAGGTGCAAGGCGCTTATGAGGCTGTTTAGCCTTGATGCCTAACGGCAATATATGAAAGCCTAAAAGCGAGTAGCTAATGGCGTAATTTTTAATCGTCATTAGATTCTCTCATTTCTCAGAGATGGATGACGACGTGCAGCTACGCGACCAGCTTTGAAACCGCGACTATGGCCGACGCTGTGACCATAAAAATAACCAAGAGTAAAAATGGCTAGAAATAGAATAAATAAAATTGCGTCTGAATTGCGTGAAATAAAATCAAACATTTAATTTCATCTCCGCTTCAATAGCAGCGATTTCTTTGTTATTTTCTTCTATTGCAGCCAATAAAATCCGTATCTCGCGTCCTGAAACTGCCACGGATAAACGCTCTTTACAGTATGAATTATGGCCTTTTGCGATTGATAATTGTTTTTCTAATGCAGTTAATTCACGAAACATTTTCTTGTCCCTTGTCGAGAGGGTTAAGGGAGCTTCTCGACAGGGATAAAGGTACACCTCGCCGCCGACGCCACAATAGACGACACGCCGTAACCCTAGAGTCGAGCTAAAAGGTCTTTATAGTCTTGTCCGTCTATGTACGCCTGATAAGCCTTCTCATCGTGATCGTAATACTCCCTGGAATTAACCCTGGCGTAATGATCGTCCATCGGAGCTTTACGAGCTAAAGGATGCATATGCTCGATAACTATATCGTGGCTGTATTGGAGGTTTCCGAGATCTGTCCCCAAAACCTTCCAAAAATTATCAGCGTATAGATGCTTTAGAGTTCCTGGAACCATTCCTTTCAGCTGCTCGCAGATACCTCGAGTCATTAGGCAGGATGTAGGCAGGTTAGCGCCTTGTAATAGATCGTTACCATATGCGATGCCGTTACGACCAAGAGGTAACAGTAGGCGCAATAAATAATCCCAGTAGGGGGTACGCGGAACGTTATCGTCGCCCATAAAACCAAAAAAATCATAACGATCATATTTTGAGTCATCGAGAAGCAGCATCACGGCCATATTTAGAGGCTCGACCATTCCTGTAGCAGTGTGATAATTAACGAGAATGTTTATTCCATCGATTCTCTCATAATCTCGTAAGGCCCAATCATCTGTATCGCATACGAAATACAGGTCTGCTACAGCTTTTGTATCCTCCCAGGCTTTAAGCAGTCTTTCGGCGTTTTTTGGCCTTCCTCTGGTTGGTACTACATAGGCAGTCTTTAGCATTTTGTCCCCTTTGATCGTGCTCTTTTAAGTGTTGGAAAACCATTCGACGCAGCTCTCGTAGATCTGTTAAGACCTCCTCAGCGAAACCATTAGAGACTGGCCTTGAATTTTTTTCAGCTCGAGCAGCGAATATAGCCGATACGCCTGATATCGTCGCAGCGGCTATTACGCCTAATTGAATAAAAACATTATCCACGTCCGAGAGGATCCTTAGGATTGAGGAAACGTAAAATCGGAGGTAATACAGCGGCTAGAGCAGCGCTTGATAAACCTTTAGCGGTCATATCTCCACTGGCAAGATAGTAAGCAATAGCAGCAGCGGCAGCTGAACGGCCCCAGGATGCAGCTAATTCCTTAGCTGTTTTGAGCTGTTTATTCTGTTTTTTCGCCTTCATCATTCTCCAGTTCTAAACCTCGGATTAATGTCTCAACCTGGACAGGATTTAACGCGATCTCAAAATGCATCTCGTCTTTTCTTGTCCGATAGTCGCCGCCCCATTTTAGTCCATATTTACGACATAAACGACGAATAGTGGCAGCTTGTTCGGCACTAAAGGTATTCACAGCTCCTAAAGGATGCTTTGTCGCATTTAGATCTATAGCTGTACCGCTGGAGTGATTAGATACCACGGTATTCGATCCGCGAACTTTACGGTATGCGTAACCCCAGTCGTCAAGCGTTCCTTTATCGATTGGTTCTACCTGTTTATGAAATTCAGCTGCAAAAGCGATTAATAATGGCGCTACAGGTTTAGCGACTCGTAATTTTAGATCTGTACCTGGGACTGGTTTTCTAACGATATCGATAGTCTCGGCATCGGCAGACGCAGGCCATCCATTAGCGCTCTTTTCCATAACGCATATCTAAGCATAAACCGCTTAAATTGACGTCCATCCACGGATAGATCCACCATCTATCGGACACTTAAAAGCTAAATGTTTTCCATTGAGGATCCATTGACGATGAGCGGCATTAATCGCTCCCCAGTCAATAGCGTGAGGATCCATAACTGAACCTTAATCTACCAAGATTATGCCAAGCCAAGAGCCTTAAGGTCATCCGCAGTTAAGCCAAGCGCGGCGAGTTTTGCCTCGGCTGCTGCCTTCTTTGCTGCGGCCTCTTGTGCTTTTGTTTTTTCTAAAGTTGATGCCGCTTGATCCGCTTGATAAATGGCAAATTCTTCATCATTCATTTCTCGATCGATGATTTCATTTAACTCAACATTGTGGATTCTGATAAACGGTCTTGTCATTATTTCACCCCATAAAGAACGTAAGTACCACCATCAAAAGAACCAGCGGTAATTCGGATTTCGATACTTGTAACGGCACTCGTTCCTTGATAGCCGCCAAAAACCGCCATTGCACACGTAGCGTTATTTCCACCAGAATTAGTAATCGCTTGTAATTGATAATTTTTTCTGACAGAGCTGTTGTTGTAATCGTAAATGTAAAGATAGACCGCGTTGTTATTGTCAGGTGTATTTAGTGCGCCAGTCGCAGTCAGAATCTGAGTTGTTATGGATTGACCACTTTGGAAAGCCTGCCCTACTTCGGCTTGCATGAAGTTATTAACGTGGAAATTGGCAGTGGTATCTCCATTTATTCTCAGCTGCAAACTTCCACTTGTATCTCCGCTCACGTCGGTGATAACCAAATATAAGTCTGTATATGATGAACTAAAACTTCCGACGGTCGTAACAGAACCAGATAAAGAACCAGAAGCAATTGATGTCATTCCGCCAGACGCCGAAGTAGCCCAAGTTGGGACGCCGCCAGATACGGTCAGCACTTGATTACTACTCCCAATACCAAGACGAGCAGGAGTATTAGCGGCGGATGCATATAATAAATCACCAGTAGCAGTTAATAATGATTGTGGCGATGAACCGTATTTTAGTCCAGTGCTTTGTGTTGAATCCGCCAAAATATATTGATTATTAGAACCTACGGATAATGCGGACACAGTTCCAGCGCCAGTACCTACGAGTAAATCACCTTTCGCCGCTGTATTTAGTTTTAGATCTGCCGTCCCACTCGTTACGCCACCTGTTAGACCTGAGGTTGCGCCTGTAGTAATTCCTGTAATATCTCCAGTAGAGCTACTGGCATATTCGAACCATATCGCCGAGGATGTTGAAACAAAATACAGCACACCGCCTTCATACTGATTTACCGCTAAAGTTGCAGAGGTATTTACGGTAGCTGTACCAGCTGTAATCGTTACGATGCCTGCGCCTGTATTTTGAATATAGACAGTATCTCCAGCATCGAAAATTCCAGTATTAACCGTACAGGTGACGGATCCTGAGGTACTGAATTCGATACGAGTACCTTTATCCGCAGCTACTAAAACGTAACTAGCAGTCTTAGCGCTAACCGTCTGATTAAAATCGTTAGTCTGTAGCGCATTAACTTGGGCCGCGGTTAATACCTGGCCAGTCGTAAAGGTCTGTTTAGCCATTTTTCTCCTTAATAAGCGAGGGAATCCTCATTCAAAAGGCCATCTACGCTCGAGTCTAGCACGAAACCACTAGCGAACGGTTGCGCGGTCGTAAAAGTGGTAAAAAACGTATTGGGTGTTATGTCATAAGCCAAGCCTGTAATAACAGTATCCGACGTGGCATTTCCACTAGGTAAAGTCTGAATGACCCTAATTGGATCGAACATATCAAGATCTAAAGCTGCGATAATGCGAGTCGGATAGGCGCTATCGGAAGCATCGATGGTCAGGCTTTCCATTCTTAAATCTGCTCCTACCTCCTTACGACTAGCGATCACCATAAGAGCTTGATTCAAACTATCGGTATCTGTCTGCGCGATAGTGCTGCGATTTCTACTGTGTAAAAAGTAGGTATCTATACTGGTTGTGTCAGTAGCAGTCTGCGACGTTCCACCTGTCCGAGTAACCGTACAGCTATTAATAAGACCAAAATCTGACAGATCAAAAGAAACAGCCTGGTAGCTAACCGTCCCTACCGCACCGCTATCACTAAAGGTCGTATATGCGCCACCTGATCTCGAGATGATATCGGCCCTGGAGAGGAATGTGGCGTAGCCTTGTTGGTTTATGTAAAAGGCTCCAAGTTCCGTCGTTTCGACGCTCTGACAGGCTGCTAGGGCCGTTCTAGTGGTACCTCCGTCGGCTTGTACGGTCGTCGTTGCAGTCGTCGATATGGATCTCATACCTGTAGGCCAGTCGGCAGCGTCCAGGATGCTCGTAATTCGCTGCGCCGTCGTCTGTCCAGCTGTACCACCTGTTACGGTCGAAATCGAGGCTAGATTGAGAAGCTGAAAACCATCGACGCAATTTAAATCTACATAGGCAGGATCGAATCCTGTCGGAGATTGATATTTCCAGGATTGGACGTACATAGATCCGAGCGCATATTCCGTACCTGCATAAGAGGCCGTAAAACGAATTTTACGCATTGGTAAAATTTTGCCGTAAAGAGCGCCGCTGATATTAGCTGGATTGAATAGACCAGTACGATCGATAAGACGAACGGCAGCCGTACCAGCTGTAAAACTGTCTGAGGTTCGATTATATGCTCGCTTAATTGAAACTTTTAATACATATTGGGTTACATCGACGATTTCACTTGCCGCAGTACCAAGTACGGCCACATCAAGAGGCGTCGAGGGATCATCCAATACGAGCGCTGGATCGAAGGTAGCGCCATTAGAAAAGTCGATCGTGCATTTGAACGTCGCAGCCATATTAAACCGCTAACGTAATCGAATTACCTGTTCGCTGTGTCTGATAGACAGCATCGGTTACAGCGGCTACGAGATCCTGTTGAGATAATAATGATCCTTGAACGGTCACATTGACCGTTACCCCATTTTCGCCCATTCTAAATCTAGCTGGATCAAAATTACTGGGAACGCTGGTCGCATCATTAAGTAATGCTAGATAACTTGAACCTGTATTTTCGCTCATTCTAAATCTAGCTGGATCAAAATTAGCTGGAACGCTAGTCAAGTCATTTACTAATCGAAGGTAACTACTCGCCATTTCATCGAAATATCTAAAATTACCAGTATCAGGTACGAGAGGTTTTGGCTGTACTCCGAAAGGTTCGCCCCCAATTTCGCCAGGTAATAAGACTCCAGGTGGTTTAACTACTACTGGAGGCGGTACTAAAGCGCCACCGCTACTTTCATCACCTTTACGAACTCCTCCAGGATTAAAGGTAGATCCTGGGCCGATGCCAGTAGCGCTATTTCCTGGCGCTGGTATCGGTGGAACCGTGATAGTAGCTCCAATAGAAATACTATATTTACCTTCAATAAGAGCTTTGAGTTTATTTATAACCTCGTCAAGATTATCAGTGAATTTAATCTGAGGCTTAGAAGCAGCTAACGCATCTATGGCCGCTTTACTATTAGCGAAACCTGCAACGGTTAGTAATTGATACATTTTCTCAAGGTTCATCGCATCGTCATAACGACCTTGAGTAGCTGCCTGTAATGTCTTTATTGCTTCTTCATCATTCTGATAATCACTTATTTTTAACGCCGAAAGCTGCAATACTCGTTCACGATCGGAGGCTGAGATATTTCGGCGTAATGCTGCCTGGAGATTAATGGCATCAATATCAAAACGAAATTGGATAGCAGATTTAAGGCGTTCGATTTCAGCGGTACGTTTCTTTTCTGCCGCTCTTTTCTTTTCTTCCGCTGCCAAGCGAGCTAATTCGGCTGCTCTGATTTTGGCGTTTATAGCCTCTTGTTTCGCTAATGCTGTTTGAGTAGCTAGGCGCTCAAAATCCGAAAGAATAGTTGATCTTATGGATGCTTCTGATGCTTTTTGCGCCGCTATAAAATCATCCGCTTTATTCTTAAATAATGTAAATTTATCTATAAGGAAAGTTAATTTATCTGCGAATGAAGCGATACGACCTAGTAAAGTTCCCACAGATTCGCCTAATTTAATTAACTTAGTGCTAAATTGACTGACGGATAAACCTGATTTCTCTAGGCCTTTGATAAAACCTTCACCTATAGCCTCTTTAGTTTCGTCAAAAGCTACTTTAAGTCGATCGATGCTGGTGGCGAAATCGTCCTGAGTCGCTATTGCGGTTCCGCCGTAACGCTTTTGTAAATCGGTAACAATATCGCCGAATTTTTGACCCTTGAGAGATGCGGTGGTATATCCGATATTAAGTTTAGCTAATGCCGTATTTTGACCTGAATATGCCTTTTCTAAAGCGATACTTACGCCTTCAACGTCTTTTCCTGTGGCCTTACTGATATCGACGGCAAGAGTTAGGAGTTTTTGTGCGTCTGTGAGTGTATAGGTCGCCCTAACAAGTCTCTGTAACGCAGGATATAACTCGTCATCCGCAATTCCAGTAGCTAGAGATAGATTCGATACAAAATCATTAGCGAATTTTTTGGCAAAACCTAAATTTAAGTTGTCTAATTGTAGGCCAAGTCTTTTTAATGCTTTTTCATTCTCAGAATAGGCTACGAGTGACTTTCGTAAAACGTTAGCTACAAAAGCCGCTCCAAAAACGTTTCTCAGACGCTTGCCGAATTTTTCTAATTGCTTTTCGGTGCGTTTAGTTTCTTTTTGTAAATCTTTGAAACCTTTATCTTTTAGGCGCGTGACAAGATCTACAGCTACCTCTGATTTAGGAGCCATTTAAAACTCCTTCACAAAAGCTAAAAGGCGCTGATCGATAACCTTCTTTACCTCTGTGCGCACACTGTCACCCATTATCGCCTCCGCTTTATACAGGATGCGGCCTTTACTAGCGTTTCCTGTAAGTGGCGATATTTTACTCATTAAATTTCGAAAATCCTCAGGTGCGTTAGGATTACGAGAGACACTCTTAGTTTTGGCTCTTGATTTTTCTGTTCCGCGACCTGCTAATTCATAGATGGCTCCAGCTGGCGTACTATTGACGACAGCTAAAGCCGCTACCGCTACTTTGTTATATCCAAAAGGTACTTTATTAGCTGTTGTTCGCTTGATCTTGATACCTGAGGCTACTTTATTCGCTTGCCACGTCCAGCGTAGCGGATCTCGCGATCGATGAGTACGATCATTAACCCAGGATGCCGAGGTATAAGTAGGCATCTGAGGACGAAAGATAAATGCGCCACTATTATTCACAATTTGACCTGGTACGAATGTACGAGCAGTCATCACCATTGGTTTAGCCGCGGCGTTAAGAGCTTTATTAAAGTCTTTCCGTAACTTAGGATCTAAGGCCTTTAATGCTTTAGTCAATTTAGCAAAATCAGGGATAAAAATCGATTCGGAAGCTCGAGCCATTTTTACCTCCTACGCGGCGTCATCGTCTTTCGACTTTGTGCCTGTTCCTGCAAGATAAATTTTATCGCTGCATATATGGCAGGGTCGCAACCAAGTAGATCGTTAGGAGATATACCTGTAGCTACCGACACGGCTGCGACCTCCCATATGTCGCCGCGTCGGTCTATCCATTTTTTGGATCTATGACGAGATCTACATCCTTATAACCATTAAGAAATGCGTCGTCTAAAGGCCCATTAGCATCGCCTTTAGCAGTCATAAGATAATGTGCGAACCACCATAAGTCGGATTCACGCTGTTCATCAATTAGTCGCTTACGCCATCCGACTTTGAAATGACTTTCAAAAGCCACCTTAGCCGCTGGCGTAAGCTCGTAATCGACCTCTTTATTATCTTTTTTTGTTACACGGATTAATTGAATAGCCATTTATTGCCCCCTATTAATTGGATCAGGTTGTTGTTTTTGTTAGAGCTGTTACTGGAAGCGTGATCGATGCAGTTGCAGGGCCATCAAGAGTTCCGTTAATGGGCTGCCATTGAGCGACCAAAACTGACATTGAGTAGCGAGGATTTGTCGAGCTGACGGTTCCTGATACTGGAATGAGTTGCATCGCTAATTTTGTACCTAGTGCATTTTCAAAAATTGAATTTACTGAGGATGCTGCGAAATCGTTATACAGTTCGAGCGTAACACTTGGTCGTTCAATTCCACCTACGAGGTTTTGAACGGTGTCTGTCATCGCTGTAATTTCCACGGCGTCCACCTCACGAGAAAGACTGACCGCGCTAACGAAAGTCGTGATGGTTGTCGTTCCAGCGACTACCGCCACTTGATTACCCATAAAGATCGCCATTTGTTTTTCTCCTTTTTTAGCCGATCAGTTCTACTACATATCGATACGCGAGGTAATCGATACTAGCTACCTGTACCGACCCTGCCGTAGCCGTTGTGACTCGTAAGGTCTGTACCGCGCCGCTGAGTGTTTTATCCGCCTCGATTGCGGCCTTCACCGAGGTAGATCCTGTAGATGCTAGATATCCGTCGAGCTTGGCCTGTCCAGCTGACTCACTCATACGACCTACGATGAGTAGTATAGTGCAGGTCGCCTGGTC